TGAGCGGCAGTTAATAGATGTGCTTGATTGCACTAAAGCGGAATATTTAAATTATCGGAACTCAGTTTTAAGCGCGAAATATACAAGGGGAAAGGAGTACGACCTTATCCCAGACATCCGCTGTGATCCCGTTACAACGATTGTCGTTCAGCTTGTCGTCGGCCTGGTTTTAACTGCGGTTAGTGCCGCGCTACAGAAAACGCCGCAAGCTCCAGAAGCGGAAGAGGAGCAGGCGCAGAAAGATCTGAAGCTGCAGGACAAGGTTGGTCGTCAGAAATTCAACCAGACGCAAGGCATTGATGTCGGCCAAGAGGTCGCAAAGCTTGGTAGCACTGTTCCCGTGTTGTTTGGCAATTATTCCTATGAGGATCGTATTGGTGGGATTTTTGCGCCAGCCCAGTTGGTGTGGTCAAGGATGCTCAGCCTTGGCAATGAACAGCTTGTCAAATGTCTGTTTGTTTTAGGGGAAGCAATTGACCAAGACAGAAGCAGCCTCCCAAACCTCAGTGGCATTTACTTGGGCCAGGCCGTTGCGGCTGGTTTTACCAAAGAGCAGATTGCGGTCTATTGGAGCAAAGGAAGGCCACAGGCAACTAGCAAGGAGGTGACCGAACACCGTGAGTGGAGCCCAGACAATGCGCTGCTGTTTGGAACTCGCGTTGACCCGCAGACTGCGGACCCGTCTCCTACTGGCTCAAATAACACCGATCCGTTTTTGTGCCCTGTTAATACTGTCGAGGAGGCTCCAGGCTTTTGCCAAATCATCACGCCTTCCAACAACGCTGAGTTTGGCGCCTATGGGGCCATTCGAAACGGGAACACTTATAAGGTTAATTATGAAATCATCCCTATGGGTCCAGTCAATGAAGACGATGGGGACAAAGAGCAATTAGTCAAAGACCGCAGACGCAAAGTATGCGGCAGCAAGCAAGAAGATCGTGGTGATGGTCAAGCTGGCATCGGGCGTGGTTACAGCCCATTGATGGGTTTGGTTGAACTTCGACGGGCCAATGGTCAGACCTTCAGACCTGCCAGAGCCGACTGGGACTACCAGAATTTATTTGACTGCGGCGAAGGTGATGAGGTCGATTTTTATATCAACTCCACTAATCCAAGACGCGAAGGCAATGAGGACACAACTTTTGCCTTGAACAAAGAGGAAACAGACGTTGAGGAAATGCGCGGTATTACGGAGCGAATTAGAGAAGCCGCTGATGATGCGTTGTCAATTGGCCAGATGATCATGATTGGCCGAACTGTTTGGCAAGTTGTTAAGCGTGCAGCTGGAAGTGAGGGGATATTTTCTATGGACCAACGCGACCCTGAAGAGGATGACGATGTAATTGTCCCCGGCAACAGCGTTACGGTGACGCTTCGCTTTGTCGAGACAACCGCAACCCCTGGAGCGACTCGCATTGGGTTGTCTGGCAGTGCTGCAACGCAGTTTCCAGTTAACTACGAGGGTGGTTCTGACCCTGAAAGGAACAACAAAGAGGCGGGCTTTGTTCCAAACTTTTACTACCCCTTACTGAAATTTAAGCTAGCTACATACAGGAACACAAGACCTGTAGATGTGACTGAACTTGGACTAGAAAGCACAGTTTATAACCGTGCCAATGGCATGTGCAACTTTAAAAGTCTTCCTAGTCCTGATGATCTGGAAGAGTACGACGAGAACAATGTAATTGTAAGAGAAGGGCGTTTGAATGAATACTTCGAGCGAACCAGTGTGTTTGTTATGCAAGGTCGCCCAATTACGTCTGAAAATGACAGGCCGCAAGACTGGGAAGTTATTGGCGATCAGTTTGCAATTACAGGGAAGAGCCCCGTCAAGATGTTCAACTATTTAAGGATTACGCATAACACCCGTCGCCAGATGGAATATCGGTTAGTGCCTAAGACTGCCGCTGACATTGTGACTCTTGGTCCTGAGGCTGAGATGATGCAACTTGACGCAGCAAATGGCAAGCTGATTTCCACCTTTTCCGACGGTCCTTATGGCAGTTTTACTGTCACAACAACCGGCAGATATATCAGGATTAACAACTTTTTCAATAACGTAGAAATGCAAACGCGCGGCGCAAAAGCCAAAACTGATGTCACGTCAGTTGCGACGTTTGCTACATCACAGTCTTATTTGCCCGGCAACCAAACAAGAGGGCGAGTTGCTGCTTTTTACCAAGAAGTCTTTGGTAATGCCAGTTCATACCCAATAGGTACTGTCAAATCAGAGTGGGTGGGCGCTAGCAACGGCAGGGCAGAAGTGTTCTACCAAGTTCAGCGCAGTGAAACAAGCGACCCCCAATACATTGCTCAATACGGCATGAATGACACCTGGCGGACAGTGTCGTTTGGGCAGGTCCGCAATGGTGAAGGCTTAAGCACCGGGGCCGTGCTTGACGTGACGCGAGGCACAAGCGGCGGCAACATTTTTGCGGCAGCCAATGGTTACGCGGGGCAGCAAGCTGGCTTCCGAATGGTTGTAACGCAAGCACAAACAACGGGTGGAGGTGATAGCAGGCCCGCAGAAGGCAACCGGAACTTTGATAAATACTCGCAAATTGCAGAGGTCAGCCATTACTTAGATCTCACAAAATCGTGTGATTCCCAGCCCGAGCATCGAATCAACTATGTAAACGAAACCCTCGGCAACCAAGACACTGCAGGCGATGAGGAGTCGGTTGATTACACAAAAGCCAACTACTACGAGATGCAAATGCTGGGCCTCGTGATGCGATCAAATAATCAGCTCAATAGTTTGAATCAAGTTCGAGTTTGGCTGCCTCATGGAGTGCCTGTTTCTCGGCTTGCCTTTGGCGACCAAACAGGTCCATCCAACTTGTTCCCTGATCTTGCCTATTGGCTTCTGACTAATGAAACAGCGGGCTTAGGGGCGTTGGCTGATTCAAGCTGGGTTGATACCGAAAGCTTTGTAATTGCGTCCAAGTATTGCAACGCCAACAAGATTTTCATTGATGGTGCAATATCCGACAAAGTCAATGTTCGTCAGTTTTTATCTAGCCAGTCTTCGATGAACTTGGTGAACTTTAGTATTGCCAATGGCAAACTTGCGTTAGCTCCGGCGTTGCCATTTGATAACAACACGTTTGAGATAAGCGATACAAAGCCGGTAACGATTTCTCATTACTTTAGCCTCGGCAACATTATCGAGGGGAGTTATACCGCAAGCTACACCGACGTTTCAGAGCGTATGCCGATTCGGGCCGTCATGATTTGGCGTAGTGCTGAAGTTGACAGCCAGGGCAGGCTTGATTCACAGCTTGTTCGTTACCGCCAGGATTGGCCAGGTGATGGTCCTAGAGACCCGGCCATGTCTTTTGTCAGTGATCCAGCTCGGGGGACTCAGCAAACCTTTGATCTCAGTGAGTGGGTATCAAACAAGAGGCAGGCAATGATGATCGGTCGCTATATCCTTGCGCAGCGGCAACGCATCACGCATCGGATTAATTTCAAGACAACGCCTTACGGCATTTCAATTGCGCCAGGCTCATACATTGAAATCAACGTCCCTGAGGCTCCAACAGTTCCAAGAAGCATTGGGGTAATTGCTGAGGATGGTTCTGTTTTGAGTGACTATGAGATACCGGACGGGCAAAGCGAAGTCCTGATGTATCGCAAAAATTCCGAGGATGTCGAGCGAGTAACCATTGAATACAAAGATGGGCGCGTGACCAATGAGGTTTATTGGGGATCTGTTTTTAGCTCCTTAATCCCTGATTCAGTGGCAAACACTTATTTGATTGAAGAGGTAACCATCGATGAGGATGGTTTGGTCGACATCACTGCTAGCCACTTCCCCACCAACAGCGAGGGCGAAAGTTTGATCGCAAAGGATGTCTTAGACTTCAGTGAAGACAACACCGGTCGTTTCTTCTATAGGGACTGATGCCTTTTCCAGAAACTGAAGTCCCCACATCGCGCACATTTAAGGCCGGGACATGGGCCGTCGAGTCTTTTAGAAGCATGAGCGGGTCTGAGACCCGCATTTTGTATGGCGACCAGCAGGTAGGTGCTGAACTCTCACTGACCTACAGAAATATTTCTGACAACAAGGCCAAAGAATTCTTTGATCACTTTGCTGAGATGAAAGGGATCTATCAATCCTTTGTATTTGAAGATCCGCAGTCAAAAGCCAAGGCAGGTTGGGACGCCACGTCTGTTCCGCCAGAAACGAAATACTTGAGCCCGGACCTGGAGGATTCTGCAGTGATCTGGCGCTATAAGGAAGCGCCTCAGATGACGAATGTCTACCCCGGCTATTCTGATGTGACGGTCACGCTTGTTGGAGTCACCCGAGATTAATGGCGTATCTCTCCGGCTCACAAGGCTCCTTATGGGCTGACGATGAGAACAACGCAAATAACTACGACCTGCCGTTAGCCAAGGTAAGAAGTTGGTCGCTTTCGTTATCGACGCAGGCGTTAGAGACAACGTCGTTACAGGACACTGATCGCACTTACGTTCCAGGACTTAGGAACTACACCGGGTCGGCCTCGTTTTACTACTTTCCCAATAACGAGCGAGACCCTGGCTTGTCTTCTCTGATCAGACGCAACTTCGAGACTCGGCTGCCAGACGATGATGGCGACCCAGATACCTTCAACAAGACCGGCGAAGCTGAGCGTCCCAAGACACTTGGGTTCAAGCTGTATATGGCTGACAACACAGCGCAGGCGGACAACCCAACTGCGCGGGGTTACTACATCCAATTACGTGCAGTGATTACAGAGCTATCTATTTCGGTTGGAGTAGGCGAGGTTACGAGTGGGACCATGTCGTTCCAAGTTGTTGGAGCTCCACAAAAGGTTGAAGCATGACGGTCTATCTAGGTGACGCAGGCGGTATCGAGATTCGTCGGTTCGTTGATGGAGACGACCCCATCAGCGGGGTTTTAATTCCCGAGATGGTCCATGAAGAGGTTGATCGTTTTGCCCATCCGTTTGACACGGTGCTGGGCCCGCGAGGAGATGGAGAGCTATCGCCGTTTATCACTGGTGATCGCGTAAGAATCCAGACCACCGATGGTGACGGCAACGCAGTTGATGTTCCCTTAGTTCTGTTTGCCAACCTGCCGGATGTCAGTGTTGTTGAGTTCTATGCAAACGTTGACCCCGTAGGGAATATTGCGGCCTACCCCAGCTTCGAAGACGCAATCAATAACAACAAGCCCGCACGGTATCCACTGGTCCTACCTAGCACCAATCAAAACGTTCAAGTCATACCCGCAGCAGGCCCCGCTACGTGCCTGGCAAATGTAACTAGCTATCAGTTCACTACTGAGCGAGAGGCGGTTGATTGCACGGGACTAGGAACGGAATTTCGCGATAACTACACGCGAGGGTTGATCAGCGGTCAAGGTGAGCTTGAGTGCTTGTGGGATTACAGCTTTTACAAGTTGTGCGCCAAAGACGCCGAGTGTGTGACGGACGTTGCCCACTACTTATTGGAGTTAGCGCAACGGGTGACTTATGGAGCTGACTTTGTAGGAACCTTCTTTCTCAACCGGTCAGAGGATCCAGAGTTGCCATCGGTCTGGCAAGAGGCGCAATGCGTTATTACAGGCGCGAGCTTCCAAGTTCAGACCTCAGCAATTATTCGTTCATCAATCCGGTTTGTCACAACCGGCCCGTTCAAGTTCGGGGTCGGCACCCCGGCCTATGAACTACTTAAAGAAGATTTGGGCTTCCTACTGCAGGAAGACAACTCAGAAATCTTTCTGGAGCAGAGCATAGACTAGGAGCATCGTCAAAGCTTCTTAGGCTATGCCTGCTAGTTCTATTACGGGGCTGCCAGAGCTGTCCCAGTCTTCGCTTTCCGCCAGAGATGTGATTGCTGTTGTCTCCTTGGGAGCAGCAGAGACCAAGAAAATTACCGCTGAAAACTATGTCCTAGGCGCTATTAGCAAGCTGCCTAACAGCTCGATCGACGGAGAGAAGATCGACCTGTCGACCGTCACGATCGAAGTCAAGACGGACAACATTGAAGACGGCGCAGTCACCGCAGAAAAGCTTGGCGATGAAAGCACTTGGATTGTTGATCCAACAGCGCCAGCGGCTGGTGAATTTGTAGGGCAGGCGCTTCTCAATACAACTACCGGCTATGCGTATGTCTGGAACGGTGCGGCGTGGGTTGGGTATAAGGCAGCCAATAGCGTCAACAGCGTCGTTGTTGACTACGACGAGAGAAACATCATTCTTGGCACGTATCAGTCCGGCGATGAGGTAGGTATTGCGGCTGCATACGGCATTACCGATGAACCCCGAGCATTTGTTGCGGGTCCGACTGGTAACGGTGGATCAATTGAACAGCGCCAAATTGTTAGTGGCGACCTGCCGGTTGCGACAGATGTTGACCCCGGTGTAATCGCACCAGGGCTTGGCCTGACTGTTGACGGAACAGGTTCATTAACGATTGACAACGTCGTTCCTGAGCAGACAACTCGCAGCGTCGTTACTTATGACAGCAAGGGTTTAGTCACTGGCGGCGGTCCAATTGAAGGGGCAGACCTGCCCATTGCCACTGACACAAATCTGGGTGTTGTTCTTCCTGGAGAGGATCTCAGTGTCAACGGATCAGGCGAATTAACGATCAGCAATACGGTCAGCCCTGGCCCTGGAACGTATGTAAAAGTCCAGGTCAAAGCCAACGGGTTAGTCGAACAAGGCTTCTCAAGCCTTAGCCCCGCAGACATTGGCGACCTGGATTACAGCCAGATCACTTCAGGCCAAGTTCAACCTGGGAGCATTGCCGATGGTGCGGTCGAAAAAGAAACGCTGGCTGATTACGCCACGTCGTACATGCAAGAAGGCAACCCTGGCGTTGCTGAATTCCTTGGCCAGCTTTGGTACCAACCAAGTACGGCCCAACTACGGATCTATGCCCGAGGTTCAGCCGGAAACCAATGGCTGCCAATTGGCTTTGGTGCGCTCCAGGCCAACAACCTGCGGTGGATGGGCACGTTTGACGCCGCAACAAATACCGTCGGCGTGGTCACGGACTTTGGCCAATCGGCTGGATTAACCGCTGGCGGTTCAGTACCTGTAGCCAGCGAATTACTGAGTGGCGGCTATCTCGTTTGTCAGGTTGGCGGCAACGCAATGGATCAGCTTGATATTGCAGGTAAGAGTTTCGATCCTGGCGATTGGATCCTTTGCGTTAGCGAACAGCAAGGCTGGATTCAGATTGACGCCTCTGCTAGCGGTGGTGGCGGTGGCGGATCTACGCAGTATTTGAACGACCTGCTTGATGTCACCATT